CTTCAGGCTGTTCCGTATTTTTAAACTTGTTATAATTTCCATTATTATGGATAATTAAATAGTTTTTTGCTATGATTGAAAAATATGAAAATGCTTTACCTTTGTCAGGGTCTGTATATTTATGAATCTTTTCATTTAAGAAAGCAACTACTTCATGCTTTACATCTTCATACGGAACGTCAAAGTGATAAAACTTAAAAGTATGAATAATATTTTCAACTAACTTATCCAATGGATATTTAATCTTCTCTTCGTAAAGTTTATTACGCTCTATTTCATCTTCTAAAAGATTATACAGCAAAATAGCATTTTCAGTGTCTTTTGTAAAGTATTGTTTTGTCTTTGGCTTACGACCTCGAGTCTTTGGAGCTTCCGGTTCTATTGCTACTACAGCTTCGACAGTCACTTCACTAACTGTTTCTTGATTAAGTTCTAAATTCATATACTGATTCTACTGTTTTAGTTAAGTCCGAAGACAATTCTTTTATTTCTTTAAATACAAAACCCACTTCGTCGTCTGCTTCAAAAGCTCCACGAATGTCTAAGTCTTTTAATTGAGTTTCAGTATCTAATACCTTCTCACGTATTTCGTCTAGCTTATTCTGATAATATATTACAGTCTCTTCTAAGTCTTCGTTTTGATTAACGAGATTCCATATTCCATAACTCATAAATCCAATTACGGTTAGGAAGAAAATTATAATTAATGCTACCATATTATCCGAATATTTTATCAAATGCTGATTTCAAATTATCGTCAGCAACTGGATCATTAAACCCTCCTAATTTAGACTTTGCCTTTGTCGGAGCTACTTCTACTATTTGTGGAGCGTGAGCTAAATTGCCTTCAATTAAAGTAGCTAAATGATCGGCGTGGTGTAATAATATAGGCAAATCATTTTTCAATGAAAACTCAGGAGCTCCTCCCATTAAATACGACTCATTACCTTTTCCATAAAGACCGTCATGCAATTTAATTGCTAAATATTCATTTTCAGAAACTGCAATACCAAACTCTTGTAAAGTAAATAAACTTCTGTCTGGCACTTTCATGAAAGTTAATTTGTCACTGATTTTATAAATTTGTCCTCTCTTTACGTGCCAATCTGAATCGTTTGGAACATAATATTCGTGAATTCTAGAACCTACTTTACCTAAGTCGTGATTGATAGCTGCAAATACTACTTCTTCTAAAGTATATTTATGTGTAGCTGCTCCTGCTTCAGTCCATACCGAATACAAATTAATAGCTGTCTTTACAACTCTATTAACGTGATCGATATATCCTCCTGGAAAGCAGTTATGTCTAGTTGAATGTGAAGACGCTGGAGCTGTTAAAACTCTGTCAGACAATTCTTCATACATTTTAATTAACACTTCTTTGCGTGTACCAGAAATATATTTTTCAATATATTCCATTAACGCTTTCCATTGTAATTCTGTATCTTGTTTTCCCATAACTTATATTACTTGATCAATTAAACCTAACTCAACTGCTTTAGCTGCAGTCATATAATAATCTTTTCTACATGCTTTGCGCCAAAACTCTTCATCATGTTTAGTTTTTTGTGCCATCATTTTATAAAAATCTTCTTCTAACTCATCGATATGTTCTGCATTTGCTTTAATGTCGGCAGACTTACCAAATATATTAGCTGAAGCTTCGTGAACCATAATAGTGGTATTCTTTGAAGCAGCTCTTATTCCAGTACCACAACATAAAATCATTGCTCCTGCTGACATTGCTCTTCCTCTTGCAATTACATTAATTGGAACTTCAACTGATTCCATATAATCAATAATACCTAAAGCTTCATAAACATCTCCGCCATTGGAATTTAATAATACTGTAATTGGCTCTCCTTTTTTATCTTCAGGACGATGTGCTAATATCAATCTAACTTTTGAAATAAAGTCAAAGCAATTACCTAACATAATATCTCCATGTAAATAAATAACAGAGTCGGTAACACTAACGCCATAGTCAATTTCATTATAAAGATCTTTACTTGACTTTTCGTCTTTTTTATCTTCTACCTTTTTCTTTCTAGATTCAGGCTCATCGTCATACAAACCTTTGTAGACTGCATTGTTATTTATTTTAGTCATATTTTTTATTTATATACTTAATATATGTAATTAATATTAAGTAACCTAATTTTTCTTACATTAATTTTTTAAGCTGTCTATTAGCTTTAGATAGTGAACGCATTAACTCAGCTTTTTTGCCTTTACGAGTTTCATGAAACAGTTGTGCTTTTAATTTTTCAATGTCTTTACCCAAGGCATTATAAGCATCTGACTTTTCTTGTTTAGATAATTTTTTCTTTTCTTCTTTAGGTTCAATAACTGTAACAGGTAGCGTTCCTTTTAATGCAGGTTGCTCTTCTCCTTTATGATATACAGTGCCATCTGTGGATACAAACTCTTTCATAAATTTCCATCCTTTAGGTTTATCTGATTTAGGGATAGATGCTCTGACTACAGGCCCTTCACATACAGCAGCTACGCATCTCCAACAAATAACAGCATTAGCATCGTTTCCAACGGCTGTCCATGCATTGCAAATTTTCTCTCTATAATATTTGCCACCCGGTTCAGAGTTTTGGCAAATCATAAACCTACGACCCTCAATCATTCTAGTTGAGAATTTAGTCGCAGCGTATTGTGCTTTTACTTTTTCTACTTTTTTCATAACCTTTATTTTAATTAATATGTTTTAGAATTGTCTTCGTTATACAAATTCTCATTTGGAGTCTTTTTTATCGAACTTACCTTTCGAGCCTTATCAATTTCCTGACGTTTCAACTCCTTTAACTCCTCCTTATCTCTGGGCTGGGGTATTGTTATTACAGGCTCTTGCACAGGCTGTGACAGGGGTTGTTCTGAAGGCTGTTCGGCTATGTAATCCTCTATTATTGGGTCGGTATTTACAAAAAAGTCGGGCTCAATTGGAAATTCATCTTCTTCTGGAAAATTAATCTCCTTTTGAATTTCTTCTTCTGGTTTATTATCTTCTTTTGGCTTAGACATAAAGTTAAACGCTAATACCATACAAATTGCTAATGGATCAAATACAATAATAAAAAGAATAATTAGTATATTAACTACACTATCCATTTCTACATGTAATACTCTGGATATATAAGCTAAAGAACCTAATTCAGATGATATTTCATTTTTTAATCCTAATTGAGTTATTGCAACCTGCACCTTTGAAGACGAGTCGGAATATGCAATTACCTTTTTATTTAGTTCGTCAATGTCTTTATTTAATGTTTTAATAGTAGCATCCGTTTCCTTTGCTGACTTATCAGCTGAACGAGATGAACGGTTTGAAGTTACCAATTGAGTTGCTCTTAACTCTTGAGAATTTCTAATAGAAGTTAAATTGGCTAATTGAGTATTTTTAGATTCTAACTGACTTTTAAATGTCGCTGCTGAAGATTCAAAATACATCTTCTGAGTTGCTAGACTATCTGTTTGAGTTCGAGTTAAATCATATTTAGATTTAGTAGTTTGATATGCTCCAGATAAAAATCCATAAATACCAATTGAAGTAATTAAAGCAATGATAGTAATTGCAACCAATAAATAAGTTCTCAATGATTTATTTACAGTTGTCCAAAAGCGATATAAGAAAGAAGCGATTACTAATTTCGAAGCTTCTAAAGTTGAAGCCATAACAATCACAGCTACAGCCGCACCGGCAAATAATTTAGATAAGCCGACGATAGAAAAGAAAGCGGCACAACCCGCAAGGGAAAGTGCCACTAATCCTACAAATATCTTAAGAGCTAGTTTATTCATTAGGTTCTAATCCTAGACGTTCTACAACTGATTCAATTTCTTTAATAATTAAAGATAAGAATTGTACGGCTTCAGCACCGGATATATCCGCATTTGAAATTGATCGTTGCAATGTTTTTAATTTAGTAGCTTGAGCTTCTAATTTCCTTACGGTGTGTTCTTTGTATCTCATAAATTTATTTTTGTTTTTTGTTTGTTTTTTCTGAACGTTTGTATAATTATAAATAATATATATAATAATTAATAATAAATATTAATATAATAATATTATAATATATTAATTGGTGCCATGCAAAATTCTATAATTTAAAAGCGCCAACTCTTTACCTTTCGCTTCAATCATCACATCAACATCTAAACCAAAAGTATCAATATAATTGGTTACTAATACTGAGTGAGCTCTCGGATTAATTGTCGCGTCATTTTCATGAAGTGACTTTGACTCTGAATAATGAGCAACCGGTCTCACGTCTTTCCAAGTAGACATAGCCAATCTCAAAGCTTCTTCTGCTGACTGGCCGCCGTCATTAAATGTATGGTGATGATAATCAAACACAATTGGAATACCTACATGAGCATAAATCAATTCATGTAAATCTTTAACTGAATACATAGAAGCCTTGTCGTCATTCTCAATAGTCAAACGAGATCTTACTCCTTCAGATAGTCTAGCAAAATTCTTACACCACGTTTCAGCTGCACTATACTTATCTCCATAAGTCGCACCTACATGTATATTAATTTTATTATACGGAGTTCGAGAAAGCCCCATTAAGTCAAATAGCAAAGCATGCATTTCTAAGTCTTTAATAGTATTAATAACTACAGACTCTTTAGGAGATGCAAGTAAGTTAAATGGACCTGGATGAGTGGTAATGCGTATATTATTATCCTTGGCAAATTGTCCACAACGAGCTAAGACAGTTACTATCTCGTTATAGTCAGGGAACTGAGTTACATCTACTTTATTGCCCCATGGAAATAAGTCACTACCTAAACGAAAAAAGTGAATTCCATTTAGTAAATTCCATTCTAGAATCAATTCTAAATCTTTTGCATTGGCTAAAGCTAATTGAGAAGCATGGGCTAAGCCCTTCTCTTTCAATGTAACAGCTCTCATAGCCCTACCGGTAAGAATACCTTTCTTACCTAATGTCATGTTAATACATGCGTAACCTATATTTGTCATTGTATATTTTTTATTTAATTTAAGATAAGATAATCTATTGAATGTACCAAATTTAATTTGGCAATTCATTTACTTCATCTTCTACTAGCTCCGCTTCACTCACTTTGCGGCAGATGTAAGTAGTTTCGTTCTTACGCAATACAACATCACATTCCAATAGGGTTTTAATTCCATTGGCATCTTTAACTCTGTGTGATGGGCATTTCTTAATGACTTCTACTAAGCCATCTTCCCATTGTATAAATTCTCTGTGTATAGTAAACATAACTTAATTTATAGAAATTTTTTCACATCGCCCTAATAAGGTAAAGGCTTTACAATATTTTTGATGCTTAAACAGTTTAAATGCAATCTCTGAAAATTTATATGCAACCATGACACAGCCGTCCATAAACATTTCTGTAATGGCTTCATTTAAAAATTCTTGTGAATTGGAATTTAATATTATTCGATTGTTAACAATTAACACGTTAACTTTAGCATCTGGATTTATAGAACCAGTTATAATAGATGATAATCTATCTTTGAAATGTTCAATGTCAGTTTCGAAATCAGGATGCTCTTCATACTCTGGCTCTTCCGAACCTATGCCATAAGCATCTACACAAATTAAATCGTATAAGAATAGAATCTTTTCATCCTTTGGTAGACTCGCGAAAAAATCGTAGTCTTCTTGATCGATTATGTATTCGTTAAAATTCATACTCCTTCCCTTTAATAATTATCTTAGAGCAGAGCCAAGAAGGGTCTACTACTACTTTAATTTTATTAAAGATTTCCGGTTGATTGAAAAATCCACGCAATAACATTGATCTAACATCTAAATCTTTTTCTTGATTAGCAAAATTTAATTTTACTAAATCTTCCTCCTTCAATGCACTGCGAAGGAACGATATATAATCATTTGCCATATTTTTTCCAAATAGTGTTTAGTACTTCTGTAATTTCCTTTGTCAATGAATAACCGTCGTTAACATACTTAATACATACATATACAGTTAAATATTCATTAGACTTTTTATCGTCAATAGTATTGGATAATTTAGTTAGCTTAGCTAACACCTTAGCCTTAGTATCTCTGTCGTCATAACCTATAGAATCAAACTGCGCTGCTATGGACTCTTCTAAAAGAATTGATTCTACTGCTGACATTAGTTTATTGTCTTGCAATGGAATATTTCTTTCTGCTAAATTTCTTAGCGCGTCTGCAGCATCAGTTTGATCTAATAAACTTTTAATAAACTGCTCGAATGGAGCTGGTTTCATTAAGCGTCTTTTTTCTTGTAAGGCTTTCTAGGCTTAGCTGGTGCTAATACAGGAGCTGCTTTTGTTGGTTTAGTTTTACCAATTTTATTTTCTACTGGAGCTAAACGCTGAACTGCGCTCACAGCCGATGCCCTAGCTTTGTCTTTATAAGATTGCAACTCAGAACGTAAAGTTCTGATATAATCTTTATCAGCAATCTTTTCAGCTTCTATACGTTTTGTATGTGAGCGTAATAAATCATTAACTGATTCTTTAGTTGCAATTTCTTCCATTGCAATTTTTAATTTACTTCTTTGACCTAAGCCATAAATTGTCACTGCAATTAACGCAGCAACTGTTACGATTGTAATAATCATTTTGTTTTTGTTTTTTTGTTTATTTAAAGATAAAGAAAGTTACATCACCAGCCATATAATCTGTGCGACAAACTACCTTTGTGTATTTACTAACTAAATAATTCAGCCATTCTGCCATATCATGCACAATTAATTGATCAATAACTAAATAATTCAGCCATTCTGCCATATCATGCACAATTAATTGATCAATATCGGATTGGTTCATATCTGCAGGAAGACCTGTTAATAAATTAAATGCAACTCCGACATTGGCATTCTCATACATTTTATCAACTACTGATTTAGCATATTCAAACATATCAGGATGATCGTTTAAATTGAACAATCCTGAACCTAGCACCCAATCATGATTGGTAAGAGTGGTAGCAGTAAGAATATCATTACCAGATAGCTTATCTAATAACACAGGATACTTACGTTCTGCAACGTGTATCATATTTGCATTGAAATCTATACCTGAATAATTAATATCACTCTCAGGAAACATTCTACGAAGGTATCCATATAAGTCAGCACGCCCACACCCTACATCTAATACAGAATAATTAGGAGAATAAAATAACAGCAATGCTGAAAAAAGTAATTCTTGTTCGTTAGTGGACATCCATCCTGCAATTTCCGGAGCATTAAATAAATAATCTTCTGGAAACTCATCTAGGTTAGGAATTTGTGGAACTTCAATAGCATCATCCTTAAACTCTTCCGAGTTATTTAAATCTTCTAAAGATGCTCGTTCAAAGTCTTGAGACATTTGAGCTTCTTCCTCTGCAATTTTTTCTTCGTTTGATTCTTTTTTCGAACCGAAAAGATTTTTAAACATAACTTTCTAATTTATTAATAAATATCATATTCTTTTGTTTTTCGCGATTCTCTAACAGATTCTGTCTTTAATCGTCTAGCTTCTACTCGAGCAATTTTATCTTCCATATCCATTCCTTCAATTCGTAAAGGATGAGTTCTGTTTAAATTTTGATTGGACTTTGCTCCTACCTGTGCCAATTCCCAAGCTTTAATAGGATTGGTAGCAGGCAATAAACACCATTCAGCTAAAATGTCTTTTGGTTGCAACCCATCCTGCTCCTGCATAATGGTATAGTGAGTTTTACCAATGGCAGTTAAATATGCTCCTGGGTATTGCTTACATACCTTTTTCTTGTATTTTTCAATTAGTTTCTTCTCCTGTACTGACAGTTTATTCATGATATAATACTTTATATACGTTAATGGTTAAGATTGTTAAAGAGTGATATCATTAAGGTATCCGGATGAATAGAGCAGATGAGAGTGGTCATACCCATATAAGGAATAAGGAGCTGTTAAATGAGTAACTCTTTGTGTTGCAGTATACTCTCACTTTTTTGGGGCTGTATATTTAAACCCTATAAGTTCTGCAATACGATTTAATACCTTGGCATGCTCAGGATCTAACTTTGCATCAGTTTTAATATAATGCTCAATAATATCAAGTTCTATATCACCGAACTCGTCATTGTATAAAGGACGATAGAGGTTTGCATCAGTTTGCTTTTCCTTAACAATAAATTCTTTTAAAGCTATTAGCCTTAATTGCAAATCTGAATTACTAGATTCCTTTATAATATCTTCTATAGATTCCATTCCATCTATATTTGGTGGATAATAAGATGCTAAGTCATCCATGAGCTGTTTTAAAATTTCATCTTTCATACTATTAAGAGTTAATGATTACTGATAAATAAATTCCTGCATAAGATCCTATTACAGATCCTACTACATACCCTACCCATTGATGAAATGCATCTCCGGATTGAGCAATTTTTCTAATTACAAAAAAGTTCATTGAAGCAATTAAAAAATCTGCCAATGCAGCTTCATGATAATGCAACAAAGCAATTGCTCGATAATTTACACATATCAATGAATAAAGTACAATTTGTATTACTGCTAAAATAACAGCTTCTTTAATTTTAACTTTCATTATTCTTCAATTTTTAATTCTTGGTTAACAGTCTTAACCAAAAGAAAATCTTCTTTGGATTTCTTTTCAAGTGACGCTTTTTTAATTTCAGCATGCTGCTTACTAATAAAAGTTCCAATGACAGCATCGCCTTCTTTAAGTGCCCAACACGCTCCAAATTTTTCATTGGTAGTCGGCACAATACGGTATTTAGATTTTTTTGGCATCATAATTATTTTACGTTAACGATATCATTTCTGTGAACAAAACTTACTTTGGTTGCGTCTTTCTTCGCAGCAATTTTCAAAGCCAACTCCATTAAGTCGTCGAAATTGAATTCATAGGAAACATCTGTTACTCGACACAATTCTCCATCTACATAATAGAATAATTGTTCCTTGTTTAAAATAATTCCATAACTGCCGAATTTCACAGCATTTGTTTTAACTTGGTCTACCATATATTTATTTTTTAATTTCTATACTTAAAAATAATTAATTACTTTCATAAAACCAAATTTTCTTTTGGATATTTTAAGATTTCTTTCGGAGTGAATCTACAATCAGTAGAAACGCCAATCTTTTTGGAATTGGCGTGGTTAATGCAATGTATCCTTTTGAATTAAAGTATCCAAATGAATTACAGGCTGAATGGAATCTATTACTTCTATTTTTTTCTTTTTAATAAGCTTAACTGGTTCTGGTTTTTTAATTGTGTCTATTACAATTTCTTTTGGCTTTATATCAATAACAGCTACTTCACGAACTTCAGGAGTTTGAACATTAGCTGGCCGAGAACTTGCAAAAGCTACAATAATAAAAATAATTACAGGCATTGACAATAACATCAATCCTAAATAAAACAAAGAATTAAATTTTTTCATCGGATAGATTTTTAAATATATTTGCTAGCGAATGCTTAACATTGGAACGAATTTCCATTTCCATAGCCTCTCGACGCTTTTCAACTTCAATGTCAAACATTCTAATAATAGTTTCTAATGGCTTGCCCCAAATGCTAATATTATAAGAGTATTGATGATTGACGATTGTAATTAAATTTGACTCGATGATGATAAATAATTGATCATCATGGCTTTTAATATAGCGCTTACCTGATATAAGAGAAAGCAACAACACACTTGCTTCTTTGTGAATAAGAGCACGACAAACTGAAATACATTCTCTTTCATAATCAGACTTATCTTGAGCAGTAGTCTTATTCTTTGCAGCTTTAAGTGTTATAAGAGCTAGTTTTTGTACAAATCTTCTTGCTTTATGCATCATAACTTATAAATTAATAATGACGTGGAACAACTATTTCTACTTTTTGTCTAGGGTGCAGAGTATGCACAAATTTAATTAACTCATCAGTCTTAACATCAAAACTTAATTGAGTAATAGACAACTCTTGAATTGGCTTAGCATACTTACCGTGTCCAGGATTCAATTCATATTCTGAGTGATCATAATATGCTGCTGGCTTGTTATTATAGAATATGGTATCATTTTTTGTTGACCATTTTACAAATTCAGATTTACTGATAATTTCTTTATCAACTGAACAACTAGATAAAGCTATTGCAAGACCTGCAATCATTAATTGTGTTTTCATATCTTTTTATTTATACTTAAAAATAATATATTCTTTTGTAAGTACCAAATTAATTTAATAGCTCCAGTTAGATCAACGTATATGCCATCGCTGCCTTAATTATTCTCTCTTTCTTATCCTTTTAATTCCTGCACCTATTACCTTGGTGCTTATTACAGTGATACAGGGGTTATGTTTAAGTTAATAAACATACAAATCTTGCACTTAGAGAAGCTGGTTTACTATTAGTAGCGGGTGTTGGAATCGAACCAACCATCTTTGGGTTATGAGCCCAACAAGTTACCATTTCTCCGACCCGCTATATATTTGTGCTCCCGCATGGAATCGAACCAGGCACCTACTGATTATGAGTCAGTTGCTCTAACCGAATGAGCTACAGGAGCGATATTTAAAAGTACTCGGAGCGGGAATCGAACCCACACAGCCACAATGGCTACAGGATTTTAAGTCCTGCGTGTCTACCTATTCCACCATCCAAGCTTGGTGGGATCGCTATTTTTAAAGTAGGTGCTCTCCCACGAACTACTACCTTTTTCTGTTTATTGTCGTATTACAAAAGATAAACGTTATACAATCTCAACCTCCTTATAAATCCTTCCCGTGCACGAGACAAGAAACTGGGGAGATGTTGTTTCTACTTTTTCAGAGGCTTGGGTACCCTCCTTCACCGTTTAGCAGGTTGCAGCTGCACATTGGCGTACTCCGTACGGGAATCGAACCCGTGTTTCATCCGTGAAAGGGATGTGTCCTAACCCCTAGACGAACGGAGCATCTTTTAAAAGACTAACGCTTATGAAAGCCCTTAGACTTAACGTGTCTTTCAGGTTTACGTGTTTCTTCTTTTTTCTTAGTCTTCAAAGTGTCCATCCACTGCTTAAGACATTCTATATTTGCTTTCTTACTTCCCATACTTAAATATAATTAATTACTTTTTATAAACCAAATTTCCTTTTGGAAATTTAATATTTCTTTTGGTAGACCATTCAGGAATCGAACCTGAGACCTACGGTTTAGAAAACCGTTGCTCTATCCAGCTGAGCTAATGATCCGAGTTAGATTAACTTACCCAGTTATACTGTTTATTTAAAATATTCCTTGCATATTGATTAATGCAAGGTCTTCCAGTATTATACGCTCCAAACACCAAGCCCCAATTTTTATGCTTGTTATGTAACCTACGTAACAACTTCATAGAAATTTCTACATTTAAAGCAATGTCAGAACTTAGCTTACGATCTGACACTGATTTGCCGTTAATCATTTTTGCTGTCGCAGGCATTATTTGCATAGGACCTAACGCACCAGCATAAGATTTCTGTTTATGATTATACTTCAAATCTAATGGACCTTGATATCTCGTTTCTTGATAAGCTAGAGAAAACGCATAGGCTTCTGGAATGTCATATTTGTCTGCATACTTCTTAATAAAGAAATACATTTGTATTGATGGACTAGAATTAACAATCTCAGTCGTATCAACATTTCTCAAGTATGGATCACTATTAGTTGGATTGCATTTTTTATTTAAAGTTAAAATTCCAAATGCAATTACAATTAGCGTCGCTACTGTAATTATTTTTGTCTTCATACTTATTTAGGTTGGTTAGATGTAAGTACATTTCCATAGGCTTTAAATACTGACATTCCTACAGGCTCCGCATACATTTCAAAAGTGCCAGAAGTACGATCTAATATTAGCAACTCTCCACGATCCGTAACAGATACAGTACACTGTTTAGAATCTTTAACTACAATTTCTTTTACTACTGCTGGTTCATCACTTATTAATTTTTTAAGCGTTGGATAATAATATCCAAAACAAAAAGCTGATAAACATGATACTGTGAATAGTGTCCAATTTCCTATCGGTTTAAGGATCACTTTTGCTTTTAACCAAAATTGCTTCATAATTGTTTTTGTTTTAATTGTTAATAAATACTACTCTACTACTTCATCTAAATTTACTACTATTTTTTCTTTTGGTATAGTCCAAATATTCGCAAACTTTTCAGAACCATTTATTCCTATATGCACATACTTAGTGCCGTCGTGAATTGATTGTGCTTTATAAATCCACCGCTCTCCATTTTGTCTAAGCTCTATAATTTTACATACATAGTCGGCACTTAAAAAAGTAACTGTTACTGTATCTCCTACTTTAAAAGTAGGCTTTTTCATTTTCTCTGGAGGAGCTGTTTCTCTTTTCTTTTTAGCCATTATACAGTTCTTTTATTGCCATGGATAACCTTTACTGTCGGAAATCTTAAACTATAATTACCTGATTGGTTTTGAGTTTCTTCAAAATATTTAACGGTAATTACTTTATTAAGTATTTCATTTGGATTAGCTTTAAAGAACTCACGCTCTTCAATAGTAAATCCAGATCCAACAGATACTCTATTTCCTTTATGCTCAATTACCACATTGGATAAAACATCTTTTGTAATTTCCAATCCATTTTCAATCATTCTAAAAGGACCATATTCTAAATCAATTACTGTATACTCAGCGTCGTGAAATGACTTACACTTAAGCATATTTTTAGTGCGTTTACCTTCATAAACACGGTTTTTACGCAGGATCAATCCTTCCCAACCCTTATTATCCGCCTCCTTCATTAAGTCGGTAAAGTGGCCGGTTTCTGTGATGATATCCTGGTTAACCAACTCTAAATACTTCATACCCTTAATTAAATTACATAAAGCATGGTATCTTAAAGAATAACTGCTAGCTCCTATCTTATCTCTAAACTCTTGACCTGTAACAATGTCAAATATTAAATATTTAGGATTGTCAATAGTATGATCCTTCTTACGAATTTGTTTCATAATACCTTGAAAGTCATCTGACCCGTCTTTGTTAGTTAAACAAATTTCTCCGTCAAACACTACATCCTTCATTCCTAAGCTAGCAATTTCATCTTCAACCTTTTTAAGAGTTTCAAACTGATTGCCTTGACGAGACCAAAGTGATACTTTGCCATTTTCATCTACAATGCCTAAACATCTTACTCCATCTAATTTTCTAGACGCATACCAAGTGTCGGTTGTAAAATCAACTTCTACATCTTCAAATGGAGTTGCCAATGCAACGTCAAAGGTTGGAATTAAATTTGGAATAATTTTATTAATTAAACTATCACCCATTCTAATTTCCAAATCCTTACCGATAATCTTATAAATTAATTCAGCATACTCTTTATGTGTAGCACAAAATGAATTTACAATACCAATGGCATTATGACCAGTTACTTCTCGATTACGAAGATCATCTAACAATTCAAAAAGATTATATTCATATTCAGATACATCAAGTAATGTATTTAATTTCTTACAATTAGCTGGAGTTACATAATATTGGTAAAATGGATTATATGTATAATACAATACCTTTTTAATGAACTCATCATCTTTATACTTTTCCAAAATGACTTTTTTGTCATTTGTACTATTAGTTGAGTTAAGTTCATCAACTACCTTTTGTAACAATTTAAAATCCATATCTTATAATTTTTGTCTATACATTAAGATAAGTTATCCTTTTCAATGTACCAAATTTATTTTAAATATTTCCAAAAGAAATTTAAGGTTCAATTGAAATACGATCTTTCAAAAGACCGACAACCTCTTCAATGTGATAAGGACGAAATTCTTTTGACCCATCCATTCCTATATCCATTCGCTTACCCTGGCCAAGTATAGCATCTCCTTTTAAATGTTGATGCCCATGCAACATATGCACTCCCTTTCGCATTCCATTCCAAGAAATAATAGGATAATGACAAAGCACAAATTTATGTTCATTAACAGATAATTCTTCATAATGAGCTACGTGAGTAAATGCTGTGCGAATTCTAAACTTATCAGCTTCAATATGATGGTCATGGTTGCCTAAAATCAAAACTATATTTTTACATGCAATTTGATCGCGAAATGCATCAATGTTTTCAATTCCTCCAAATGACCAATCTCCTAAATGTATTAACCAATCGTCTTCTGCAACAACACTATTAATGTTGCTAACGATTGTTTCATTCATGATTTCTAATGTAGGAAAGTCTCGAGTAGCTGCTATTAGTGCAGCTGTATCTTCCGACTTCCAGCTAGTTACTCCTCTACAAATGTTTTTATGTCCATAGTGAGTATCTGAAGTGAACCAAATATTTTTAGCTGTTAATTTCATTTTCTGACTTCATCAAATTTACTGTGATATGCAACTTTAGCTCCAATTTAAAGATTCTTTTTATCATAGTACTCTAATTTAGTATCTTTATCCAACATAGATTCAAAGATATACATTAATCTTTTTGCACTTATACACTGTTGGTAAGTTTCTGAGGAGTTAATTACTTTCTCAACCCAGATAGCGATATCGCCATAATGTTTACTTGTTGCTGCCATTTTCTTTTTATTATACTTAAAAATAATTTATTCTTTTGAAAGTACCAAATTAATTCTTGATTATTCAAAAGAAAAAAATCTAATAAATCTATATGCGACGTACTATCGTGGCATATTCCAAATATATGCAACCACTCCATTATTAAGAATCTATAGTATGCGGAATGTTAACTCTAACACAATTTTGAGGCTTACGCACATTCATTCGATAGTTATTGATATAACCCATCATATTAGCGGATCCAATTGGATTAGCTGAATGAACTACAACGTCTATTAATTGTTTACCATTCATCCATTGCTCAACTAACCATTTGGTACAATCCATTCCTGTCTTTTCAGTAATGTTATTATAGTCTAATGTAAAGTTTGGAGAAACGTTATTGAAATACTCTTGCATTGCGGTATTTCCTAAATCATGGTCTAAAGAAATAACTTCGATGTTTTCAAAGCCATAGTCTTCAATAATAGCACAGAATTGTTCATAATTGCGAACGACTTTCCATTCGTGATCGATTGGAGAGCGTACGTCGTCTAAGTAAATTTTAATTTTTTTCATACCCTAAATATAGGGTAATCATTTGGAAGTACCAAATTTATTTTTTGATGGATCTTTCTCCTTTATGCTTGTCTATTTGATCAAGTATATTGTTTAGAAGTTTGGTTTTTATAAACCCTGCCATAGAGGCATTTTTGAGAGCACTGATTATTTGGAATATTAAAAATGGAGTTATGATAACTTCACTTAACCAATTGGTTCCGTGAAACCCTTTCTCTACCATTAGCGTAACAGTTAATATAACAACCCACGTAAATATATTTCTTAATACTTGAATGGCTTTGTAAGTCTTGAATCCTTCTCGTTTGACTCCAGCAATGATTCCAAAGAATCCATCCATGAACATAACGGCTATCACTGCCATGTATTGTTCTATATTGTTTGAAGTAACATCAAGCACATATGATAACATATATGCCGTTGAGGCTGATATAGCTGCTATTAGCCAGGAAAGTTTTGCACTAAACATGTATTATAATCTTAAGAAACGGTTATTATTAATACAAAACTTTTGTAATAATTTTATTATAAATATGGAGACTATTCAAAATCTTCTATATCAATAACTTTTATTTTTCTAGTCTTCCAATCGATATATAAGGTAAAGCCTCTTATAAGAATATTGTATTTATTGTACTGGCCTATAAGCATTACTTGACCATTATTTTGCTCTGATATAACTTCATAATGAGTCTTTCTTCTTTTAAACTTCATCTTGAATATTTTACCAACACAGTTTTTAGAATAGCTAGAAGACTTAACTGCTACAGTGTTTTTAATTTTATTAAGAACAACTTGCTCATCACACATACGAGTAATTTTATAAGAGTTAAATGACTCGACATATGGCTTTGGATCTATATAACTATAGATGGCAGTGGTTTGTGCTTGAAGTGTAGTGCTGATAACACTTAGAATAAATAATATTTTTTTCATAATTTTAATTTGATAAAGGCGCTTTAATTGTTGGGTGTGATTGATAGTTACTTAATTGGATATCTTCTTCTAATAAACATTTACAAAAGTTATCATCTTTAAATGCTTCAAATACTTTAATAGCATCTAATGGACCTTCACCACACTCACCGCCTTCGTATGGCCAAAATTCTGTGTTAATGTTTAGTGTTGGTAATTCAAATCCATCTCTACCAATCTGTTCTTTTGCTTGTACAATATGATTTATATATAAATGTACATCACCTAGATTTCCTATTAATTCATCAGGAACCATATTAACTGCTTTAGCAATGATTTCAAGTAGTAAACCATAAGAAGCTATATTGAATGGTAAACCTAAAAATGTATCTACTGAACGTTGATTCCACATTAAAGAGATTGCTCTGGTTGGGATATTGTAACTGTCAAGTAATCTATTCCATCCACTAACATCGCTTGGAAATATGTCTTTGTTCCAATTCGATTTGTTATATACATCCATCCGTTCTCGTTCACTCAACTCTCTTGTATAAACTTGAAATCCATAATGACAAGGTGGAAGAACCATTTGATCTATTTCTCCAACATTCCAAGCTGAAAACATTAATCGTCTACTGTCTGGATTCCCTTTAAGGTCATTGATTAGATTTTGGATTTGGTCTATATTTTCTTTTTCAACCCAACTAGCAACTACGTGGTTGTCTGAAAGTTGCTCATCTCTATAATTAACTTCATTTTCCCAACTTCTCCATTGCTTACCATAAATTGGACCTAACTCACCCCACTTCTTAGCAAACTCATCATCTGTTTTGATTTTGTTGATGAACTCTTCTTGTGTCATAATTTCATCACTATCAGCCTTAGTCCCAATAAAACCACCATTTACACTTGAAATTGGAAACCACTCTGAGTTAAATAAATACCTCTTATAAGCATCACCATCCCAAATATGACAACCATTATCCACTAAATATTTGATATTAGTATCTCCTCGTAAGAACCATAACAACTCAGTTACAATAGTTTTAAAAGGCATCTTCTTAGTTGTAAGTAAAGGAAAGCCATCACTCATTTTATGACGTATTTGTCTTCCAAAGATACTGATTGTTCCGCCATTTCTAGTTTCTTTTGTTACTCCATTATCTAAGATGTCTTGGAGTAGGCCTGTGTATTGTTTATCTAGTTTGTTCATTTTGCTTGTATTGTAGTAACATTAACTAACTCAGGTAGGTTACCTTCGGTTGATACTAATTTTTGGTATTTCTCATCTCCAACTACACCATCTATGGTCCATTCCGTTTTAATACCATTTTCGTATAGTGGTATTGAATATGTATTATCTAGGTTGTTCATAACTAAAATGGAGCGTGGATAATATCTTGCAATCGTTTGATCTCAGCAATTACATCATCACCTAATTCTATTTTGGACATCATTGATAAGTCCGTTACTTGAGAGTATAATATCTTGATTAACTCGTCTTTTGCGTCGTCTTTGTTCATAACTTTATTTGTTTATTTGTTTAAATTTAAAGTAAAAGGGCGGGAACTTTGTCCCGCCTCTTAAATCATCTTGACTTAGTTAACTGAAGTCGTGTCTACTGCTAATACTGAATCAGTGGCAACAGCAACTGTAGTGTCGCAAGCAACAGCACAAGAATCAACGTTAGTTGTTTCAGCAGCTGGAGCGTTTGAACTACAAGAAGCGAATAATGCAACTGCAGCGATAGCTAGAACGAAAATTGAATTTTTCATTTTTCTTTTTTTATTAATTGTTAAACATAAATATAAGGTACCTTTCTTATATCGTGGACCCGGAGAGACTCGAACTCTCTTCCAAACAAATACTCAATTTAACTCATTCACAAGCTTAGTGTTGTTTTTCTAAACAAACAAAATATGAAGTTACTATTTTGCCATTGTCACTTCTAATGGTGGAGAGTTCACTTTTATAGGTAGCACTCCTAACGAGACCTTCGCGTTCACTTCTTTTTAAATCCCATGAGTGATACGGGAGTGACTAAGCAGCTACTGCATATTCACCACTAACGAACGCCATAGCGTCTTCGAAAGTGAACGTCGATATTTCGTCGATTACTTTTTTATATAGGTGATTAAAGTGCTTCCAATACTAGCACTGCTTGCATCATTTCAAAGAGTCCCTTGCCTGTCAAAACCGGTCGGGCCCATATTACTAGTATAAATATAGTAATTCCTTATGAAACAACCAAATTAAATTAATAATTTGGATCTATTTCATCATCTTCAAAAAGAAGACCTTCATCCTCAGTTACATCTTCTTCAACCACTTCAGGCTCTTCAATTAAAGAGTTAGACATTGAAGGGATATTAATGATGTCGTCATCAGCTTCAGGAATGTAAGTTTCATCAATTTTATATTTCCTATAAAACAAACGAGTTAAATAAGTGTCAATACATTGATTCATTGCTACATCTACCTGAAGCTCTGAATATACTTTAGTGTCTTCACATAGAACATCGTATGTAAATTTCTTACCAATTGGACGAGCAAAGACTACCTTGCCTACCAATTTTCGCTCTCCAAAGCGTATCACTACGGGTTGGTTATTTGCGAATTTTCTTCTTTTAGATTGTCTTGCCATAATAATTATTCTGCGCTGTAAACGTCAATGATACGAGATTGAGAAACTGATTTTACTTCAAAGTCTTGAGGATAATCCTTAAACTTATCATGCACAATTGCTTCTGCGTCTGTAACTGACTCTGCTTTTACTAAATACATTTCTGATTTTTTCTTTACATGACCTTTGTCATTTGTAAATTCTAATTTTACTGTTGCTGTGTAATACATACTTTTTTTTATTTTATTTGTTAAACATATCAATGATTCCTTTGAATAATAAGATTATGATTAGAGTAATGATAACTGCTACCAATGGTAACCATAATGGAGCTGTTACCCACCACCAGGACCATTTAGCTACTTCACCCCAACCACCAAGCTTAAGTGTTAGAAATATAAGGAATAGAATTGTTCCTATACCAAAGCCTGCTGATGTTGTTTTGCTTTCTGCCATTTTATTTATTTTTCTATATTGTAAAGATAAGTTATTCTAATGTAAGTACCAAATTAAAAAGGAATTTCTTTTAAATAATCTTTCAAGCTTCTTGTAAACTGAATTTGAAATATTTCATGTAACCTTTCGTAGGTAGTATTTAATAATGTAGCTGCGTCATTTGGTATAAGAAATAATTCTCTATACATTGAATTTCTAATGTCTACTACAAATGCAAGAAGTAATCTAGATATTGTAACAGATTCGTCATTGCCTATTTGGTTTGCTGCTATTGACAGCATATCCATTAATAAATTAAGCTTACATATAATTTCTTCTCGCTTAGATAATTTATCGGTAGGATATACATTAGTAATTCGTTTAGGATCTTTAAGACGCTCTGCATAATACCTATCTAGCTGATACCACTTTGGATCTATTTCAATTCGAAATTCTATTTTAATTAACTTAGCAGCTTCTAATAAAGTAAACCGCTCAAGGTCTGTTAATACAGTTCTGTATGCTTCTAATGTCATAGGTTTTAAAGGGTTTTTATTCATTTCTTTAAAGAAATTACTCATTTCAATCCTGATACTATATACAATAAACTAACTAACGCTAAAGGAGATACATATCCTACGGAATTTGCTTCTCCAAACTTTTCAGTGATGTTGTTTTTATTTTTGTCATAAACTTCAACTTCACAATCAGGTGTCATATAACCACCAAACCTCGCGCCCATAATTACATGTAAATCAGTTTTGTCTTCTAAAGAAAAAGTTGATTTAGTGCCCATACCATTCTTAACTATTACAGTATACATATTTGGAAAGGTTAATTGAAACCCATTGCCAAAGCACTTAATTAATGGCTGATGATTTAGTATTTGCATTAGTTGTAATTGATGTTGTTAATTAGAGTTTGTACCTGACCTCTTTCAGTTGAGCGATAAAAAATTTCCATATTGTCTTCATCGATATAAGATTCGATCATTCCCTTTTCTTGAAGACATTCTAAGTGATAATCAGTTACAGCATATTTCATACTGTCGTCAAATTGATCGAAACTTAATTCTGGATTGTTTCTTTCTAAATAATTTTCCATTGCCATTACTTCAATAATTTCAATTAACAGCGTTTCAAATTTATTACGATCTTGAATTCCATATTCATTTAACATTTCCATATATTCTTCATATCCGAATATATACTGTTTCATGGACTCTACATAAATTACTACATCAATTGGCTTTGTCATATATGTTTTATTTATTGGTTACTGATTTAATGTGCTTGCAGGTTCTGTGATAATTAAATCCTACACAGCTGCATGAATTCCCACGCTTACTATCTATTACGACGTTATAGATATCTCCTTTAGATCCTAAAACTTTATGCATTGTCTTCGAAGCAATTTTTGTAGTTGCTGCTAAGCCTACAATTTCAATATCTGAAAATTTAGTTCCGTTTGGAACTTCTACCCAGCCCGGGCACACATACGTTTTATCTCGAAAAGACATTATTGTAAATGCTCCTGTCGGCATTACTTTATTAGCTGGTATTTTAATTTTCATATCATTAAGATAAGTTATTCTAATGAAAGTACCAAATTATTTTTTCCAATATTTAAAAGATTCTTCAATTTCTTTTGACACCGATCCTTTTGGAATATTAGGTTCAAATTTTCCATAAGGGTTATACCTCTCTGGTTTCTTTTGAGAAATTTCTTTTGTATGAACTACATTGATTAATTTTAAAATCTTTTGAGATTGACCAAATGATATTACCCTTTCGGTAACTTTCTCCGAAAGGAACCTATTTACTTTGTCTATACCAAACAATTCATATAGGTCCATTGCCTTAGTACCCATTTCTTCAAAAGTCGATTTATCGGCTTGGAATGCGAACCCTACTGCCAACCCATTTGACTTTGCTCCGCCCGAAACTCCAGGCTTCATTCCACGCATTGTACCAAAGCCGGCACGTGAACTCATTCGCTGAAATTCTTCTGCTTGTTTTTTATCTTTGATAACACAAACCTCATTTCCTGTCTTATGATGAATTACATGACCACCTGACCATTTTTCTTCTGTAGAACAGTTTATGCAGGTAGTTGCAGTTGGTAATACCTTAAGACGACCTTCTGGTATGGGAGTGTTACATGATGTGCAGTGCTTCATATCTTAATTTTATTTTGCATTACGGTAATACATTTAACGTCAGTACCGGTACCAACTCTGCGCTGATAAGATACTGTTTGATAATAGCCAGTTACCAATTTCATATGCTGGGTTATAGTATCAAAATCGATATTAACATAATCTGATACTTCTAAATACTTCAGGTAACTAACCTTAAGTGGATGATCCAAATCCAAAGCTCGCACCCAACGTTTAATTTGTCTTGTAGTTACAATAGAACCTGCAGGAGCTGTATTCTTAAGAAACTTTTCAAACTCCTCTATAAATTCTTTGTAGCGTGAATCCATTTTAATATCGCTTAGCTATTTGATTAATTAACTCAGCATCCTCCGCTGAGATTGTTAAGTATGCTCTTCTTATTTTAGTAAGATCATCCTCAAATAATTCTTGCATAAAGTATGCTCTTCTTATTTTAGTAAGATCATCCTCAAATAATTCTTGCATAACTGAGATAGGTTTTTCATATTCAGTATCTCGTTTAGTTAGATACCCATCTTCTTTCAACCAATCAACTAGTTGTTGTTTTTCTCGGTCTCTTAATTCTTGATAAACCTCTTCAAAATCTACATGTACACTTATGTATGGCATACTATTTATCGTTTAAAAGACTATCTACAAAGTCTTTGATGTTATACATTCCTACAATGAACCAAGCTATGGCTTCGGTCCAATCTCTGGTAATTAATGATGTTGCGATGCATCCTATTGATGTTATTGATGCTAATGCATTGAGTGTTTTCATATTTTCAGGTTTAAAGTTTTTGTACTTGCTCCATGATATCAGACACTTCTTCTTCAGACAAATATCCAATAACGTCATTGGTGACAGAAGTATCGTATGTTAAATTCCCATGCTTATCTAGCACAGCTAGTTCATATAGACCTTCTTTACCTCCATATGTAAATGAAGTGCGAACTACTGACACTCCATAACCATTATCAAACGATAATCTTGACATAATGCCGTCACCCATGGAGTGAGGCTTGAATTCTAAATCTTTAAATGTTTTCATATCTTTTTATTTATTTCTTTAAAATAAGTATTCCATTTGTATGTACCAAATTTAGTTTTAAATTAATGATACCGCTACTGTGATTATAGCTCCTAGGACCATCCCTAGTGCCAGAACCCAATACATTCGAGAGGCGACTAAATCAAGAGAATCCTCCCAACCCTTAATATACGCATAGCACTCGTCTGTGGAATGTTTGTCTCGAATATATTTATCTACTGCTTTTTCTAGTTTTGTCATATTATTTATTTTTATTTTTTAAGTGTTATTGATCCTCCCTTACTACAAGCACTGCAATAGTATCCAGCCCAAGTGCCATGATGTTTAACCTTCATTCCTCGCTGACTACAATTCGGGCAGTGCCCTTGCAGTGTAAATTGGTTCGTGGTCGCAATTCGATTCAGGCGCTCTGCGTTTCGTTGCATATAGTTCTTTTGCTGCGGTCCCTTATTTTGTGGTGCGGCTACGTTTTCCAAACGCGTCATACTTCTCTTTCCAATCGAGTAAATTCCATTGGAAGCTTTCACCGCTTGAAGCAGCATGGACATTTCCTCTACACTCA